GCCCTGATCGCCCGATGCGGTGGCAGCGCCCTGATCGCCCGATGCGGTGGCAGCGCCCTGATCGCCCGATGCGGTGGCAGCGCCCTGATCGCCCGATGCGGTGGCAGCGCCCTGATCGCCTGATGCGGTGGCAGCGCCTCTGATGCCTGATGCGGTGGCAGCGCCTCTGATGCCTGATGCGGTGGCAGCGCCCCACCGCCCTGATGCGGTGGCAGCGCCTCTGATGCCTGATGCGGTGGCAGCGCCCCACCGCCCTGATGCGGTGGCAGCGCCCCACCGCCCTGATGCGGTGGCAGCGCCTCTGATGCCTGATGCGGTGGCAGCGCCCCAGTCGCCCGACGCGGTGGCAGCGCCCCAGTCGCCCGACGCGGTGGCAGCGCCTCTGATGCCTGATGCGGTGGCAGCGCCCCCTTCCTTCTTCGAGCGAACGCCTTCGCCGTCCTGATCGGTATGATCGCCGTCGACCCACTTGGCACGATCGAAGACGTACTTGATCGCCGCCGCGATCAGCTCGGGAAGTTTGAGTTCGGCGCGGATGGTGATCTCGGCCGTCGCGATCTTTGTGTCGCCGCCGCTCTCGCGATCGGTCTGGCCGCCGAGTTCGACTGCCGCGAAGACACTCGTCGCCGGCGCATAGTAGCTGAAGACGTTGAGCGGGTGCTCGCAGGCGTGGAAGCCGCCGGCACCGCGTCTGAGATCATCTTCCTGCGGGCAGCATTTTACATCGCCTTCGTGGCGATAGGTCTCACCGATGGCATATTGGAAGCCCTGGCAGCTCCAGTCGGCGTTGAAGCCCTTGTAGGCGGAGATCGTCTGCGAATCGGCAGCGGCGGCGGCCTTCTTGGCGCGGGGCATGGTCAGTCCTTTCGGGGTTTGCGGATGGCGTTGCCGCTGGTGATCATCACGTAGCCGTCGGGGAATTCGACGCGGATCGAGTTCCGCTTGCCGCGCGCGGTGACACGGCAGGGCTGGCCTTTGCGGCCTTGACGGTCCCATCGATAGACATAGGGGAAGGTGCTCATGAAAACGGCAGCTCGCGGGCTGGCACGCCGTTATGCTCGACGCCGTCGAGGAGCCGGCCGGCGCGGTGTTTGATGACGGGAACGGCATAAACGACGCGCTCACCATGGAAGCCGTGGCCGCCTGCTAGGTTGAGCCAGCGACCGGCTGGATATCTGCGCCTGATCACAGCGCATTTCCGCCAGTCCGGATCGTCGACATCACGGTCGTAGACGACTTGGTGAGAGCCCCATTGCTTGAAGAAGAACGGCACGACGGCGCGGGCGCATTGATCGCGGATCAGGCGTGCCCAATCCGGATGCATCGGGCGCGCGCCTGTGCCGCTTTCGCCGCCAACGATGATCTGGTCGAGATGTGGACAGGCTTTGCTCGCGCCTACATAGGGCTCGGGCGCGTCGTGGTATCTGAGCCCTTTAAGAGCATCGACGAAATCCCATCCCGTGCAGAGCGTCTCGAAATCGATCGGCCCGAGCAGCGGCTCGGCCGAGACGAAGCGGATGGCGGCCGGCGTGGCGAGGAGATCGGGAATGCGTTCCTCCGCCTCCGCCTGCCGCTCGGCGGAAACGCCAAGCCAGACGTTGGGAAGGGGCCACGGAACCGAGCAGTAGAGGCTATAGATGTTGCCGTGCTCTTTGAGGATATCCATGAGGCCGCCGTCGCCTTCCATATGCCCGGCGGCTTCGAGGTGGATGCGCTCCAGGGGCATTCGCCCGAGGAAGGGAACCTTTGACTGAATGCCATTCATGTATTCCCGCATCCGCGCCGAACGCTTTGTCAGCACCTGGAAGGTGTGTTGCGGGCAGAGCGCCATGATGGCGAAGACGCGGTCGATCCATTCGTCGGGCACGTCCTCGTGGAAGAGGTCGCCCATGGAATTAACGAAGATCGCGCGCGGCTTCTTCCAGCGCAGCGGCTGGGTCAGGATGTGCTCCGGCGCGAGCGCCAGCTTGCCAGTCCAGACCGGGCCGGCCTTCGACGGCTTCGTGGTGCCGGCATAGTGCGGGGCCGTGCCCATCTTCTCGACGCGCGCCGCCATCTTCATGGCGTAGCAGTTGGTGCAGCCGGGCGAGAGGATGGAGCAGCCGACGATCGGGTTCCAACTATCTGTGCACCATTCGATATTTGATGGTCCTGCCATCAGAGCACCTGAAAGTGCGCGAGATGTTCGATGGCTTGCGGCGACAACGAACGGTCAGTGGCGGCCAGCCATTCGTCGAGATCGCGATCTCGTTTGGAGCTATTGCACGCAATGCACGCCGGAAGGATGTTGTCTGGTGCGGTGGCGCCGCCTTTCGTAACAGGAATAACGTGGTCCCATGTGTCTGCCCTGCCATCGCAGTAGGCGCAGCCTCCATCAAAGAGCTCTAGATAGTATTCGCGCGCCATTTCCGGCATCCGATCGACGCCACGCTTCCGTAGGGTTGAGTGCGCCCGACGTCGTTCCCTATGCGCTGAATCAACGGCATAGCGATTTCGATCGGCTTGCCTGCGGTGCTCTCCGCAAAGACCCTGCTTTACGTATTCTGTAGGCTGCCATGATTTGCACGCACGACACCACGCACGCCCTTCTTTTCTGGCGTTGGTGCGCTCAATTCGGTTGGGAACCGCAATATCTGATACTCTCTCACAAGACTTGCAGATGTAGCCGTGCCGATCTGGTCTTGATCGATCGGCTTTGAACTGATCGACTGGCTTGACCAATCGACAGCGCGAGCAACGGCGAGGAAGTGCCCCCCCGAATAGCGTTGCCTCAGTCCACCCGATATTGGAATGGTCAACCACGTGGAAATCCTCCTCCCTGATCGAGGTCGAGGCTCTTCATCAAATTATTGGAATCGGCCCAGCTCGCGTGGCCTGTCCAGGCGGCGAGGAACTTCTCCAGCCGCCGGTAGTCGCCAGCGGCGCGATAGGCGCGGATCTTGCGGCGTGCTCGGCTGACACTATCGCGGCGCAGAAGCTTGTGGGTCGCCCAGATGCGGTAGCCGACAAAGTTCACGCCGCGCGCGGCCGGCTGGATGCTCCATTTCGAGAAACGAAGGCCGAGCCTCTCACGAGATAGGGCTTCGATCGAAGCCTTGACGCCGCGCAGATGTTCGCTCGATCGGCCAAGTACGACGATATCGTCCATGTAGCGGAACCAGTATCTCTCGCCGAGATCCTGCTGAAGGTGTCGGTCCACCACGCCGGCGTACACATTGGCGAATATCTGGCTGACCAAGCTGCCGATCGGCAGCCCGATCCCCTCGCGCGGCAGCATGGCATCGATGAGGCGCAACGTGGCCCGGCAGGAAATCTTCGTCTCGATAAGTTGCCAAAGGACCGGCCGCCCGATCGATGCGAAATAGCGCGAGAAGTCCGTCTTGAGGACACAGACGGGGTCATCCGACAGCCGCCGCAGATCGGCCTGAAGCGTGATCGCCGCGCGATGGGTTCCTTTGCCCGGCCGGCACGCGAAGGTGCGTGGAAGCAGTGTCGCATCGAAGATCGGAGCGATCACCTGGCAGAGCGCATGCTGGGCGATGCGGTCGCGGAACGGAAGCGCTGAGATGGTGCGCAGCTTCGGGTCGAAGATATTGAATTCGTGCGGCGCGCCCTCGACGTAAGCGCCGGTGCGCATCTCCTGCGCCAGTTGTTCCAGATTGAGGATGGAGAATTCCTTGAACTCCAGCCGCGCCGGCGTCAGCCGCTTGCCGCGCGACGTGAGGCGGTATGCCTCGAGCATGGTGGCGTCGGCCGTGATCCGGTCGGTGAGGTTGCGGTATTTCTTCGCCATGGACCGGCCTCCCGCAAATGCCGGTCGCGGGTTTCGACGGACATAGCCCGCTACTCCCCGCTTTACCGGACCTTGCAATGTGTTCGCCGAAGCTGGATGAGAGGGCCGACCACCCTGACGGAGATACCCGTCGAGTGTAGAATGCCGGCGGGGCCGTGACCGTCGCCGAGCAGGGAGAGGGTCGTCGCTGCGGCCCCGAGCCGAGATGTTCTCGTTCGAAT